GGTTGCCTTTGGGGCGGCTGCTGGAGCTGGGGTAGTGGCTACAGCTGGGGTTGCGGCAGCGGCGGCTGCGGTCTTCTTCGTGGTCTTCTTGTCACCTGGCATCTTGTTTGTCTTTACGGAAGTAACTGTTGCACTCATTTCTAACGCGGTTGATATACTTCTTATCCTCGGCGGTTATGTAAATGGTTAACTCCGATATAACGCGGATACCACACGAAAAATGAATTCATAGGGTTGGTGGCACAAAGTTAGCATACGCATTAGCATCAGCAAAGAGAACAGGGACGACTGATAGTAGGTACCCACGGAAGACAGGTGTACCCCCGTGTTGCAGTAGGACACTAATTTCATCTCATAAGGATTCATCTTCTTCTTGAGGATTTCGTCCTTCAAAATCTGAAAGAAATGATAATACTCGCGAGGACCAAAATCAATAAATAGATTAGGATGAATATTATCAAATCCGTGATCGTAGATGACCTGACATACACTATTCCATCGACACATCAGCCTTTCCGAAAACAGATTTGATTCCGGTGGAATAGGATGTTTGTACTTATCACGATACCTCCAGATTTCTCGTAATCTGCTTTTGGTCTCAATTGTTAATTCACTCTTTGTGTACGGATTTGTAGGACGAAACGACCGTCTACACCAATCCCAAATTGTACTGAATTCAAAGAACCATATTTTGCCTCCTTCTTCAAATGCAAAATAATCAAAGGGATGAACTTTATTCTTATCCGTATAGGTCACACAATCCTCATCATTCACAATAACACTTCGTTTGAGAACACCAGGACCTGCATTCTTTAACCGAATACGAACAAGATAACCGCGAATCATCGCCTGTGCTTTTGGAAGCTTGGTAGCCTTCACTGACATAACATCTACCCAAAGTCTTGGACTCTTGGATTTTATATGTCTTCCACACAGACCTCCATCACACAACGCATTTGATTTACACTGCTCATCCGATTTCCTGTTTTGAGTCGCAGCACATTTCATTATTAGAAAAACGGATAGTAAATGAAAGCCGGAAAAAACGGATCTTCCTTTTTCAAACGAATATCAGGCATAAACTCTCAAATGGCAACTAACGCAATCATCAACGTAAACAACATCGACGTATCCAAGATCACTTTCAGCGAAATCCGCACAAACAAAGCAGGCGGTAAGAGCGTACAGATCAAGTATAACGGACAAAACTTACAAATTCGTATTCCAAAGATGACCTATCTTGCCGGTGTTAACGTTCGTGTGGACGAGAACAGCGGAAGCAGAACTTATACACTTCCAGCTTCATTGACTGGATGTGATTCCTATGCAAAGGAACGTGATGTTTCTGGAAGCGAAGTTGGTAACTTGTACAACTTCCTTCTTGACCTCCAAGAGAAGATCGTAAAGACTGCAGTTGATCGCAGTGTATCCTGGTTCTCAAAGGCCAGAAAGGAAGAGGTTCTTCGTGACAGCTTCAAGCAAATCCTATCTCCATCAGTCGAGAAGGTCAATGGCGAATGGGTTCCAAATGGTAAGTATCCACCAGGATTTCGAATGAAGATTCCAGTCTATGATGGTCAAGTCAGTATGGAAGCAATCGATGGAACTGGACAACCAATCGAGTTGACTGAATCCAATCTCGAACAACGATTCCCAAAGCGAGTCCAAGCAAGACTTGTAGCTGCACCAAGCATCTATGTCACTGGTTCAGGATTCGGAGTCACTTGGCGTATCACCTATGCTCAAATCTTCCCAAGTCAAAAGGTCACTGCCTCTCAAGTGTTCAGCGACTTTATGGAGGAGGAAGAGACTCCTGCTCCTGCGGTAGCTGCTCAGTCTGAGGAGTCGGTTGAGGAGGAGACTCAAGAACAGGTTCAAGAGGAAGAGGAGGAGGAAGAGACTCCTGCTCCAGCACCGGTTCCTGCTCCAGCACCCGCAGCTGCTCCAAAGAATCGTCGTCGGGTAGTCGCAGCTTAAGCCAAACACGGCTTCCTAAAGGGGGACGATGAATAACAAAGTCATCATCCACAAACAATACCCTCTTTTTGTTTGGGAAATCAAATGGAATGGTAGCAAAACTAGATTGATGTATCTGCTTGAAACTGCGTCTTCCACATACATCACAATAATAGACTTCTGGCATAGAAATCAACATTCGTGGTGTAACAATTCGGAAATCACTTTCCAAACATCGTTCCATTACTGTCATAGGACTTGTAGCCCATCCTTCATTTATAAAACGAGTATAACTATGCTCAGGAAAATGGTCCCAAAGACTACTATCTGTGACACTCCAACCATCTTCCTGCAGGAGTGTGCCAAATTCGCTGTCGTGATACCAGAGTAGGTTGAAATCAGAATGGTTTTTTGAGTTGTGCTCGATACACCCTACTCGTTGAAACCCTTCATCATATAACCAATATACATTTGCGTGTGTGTATTGAGGATCCTTTGATCCGCGATAGACTTCGTGTCCATCCATATTCCAGAGATCAGAAACCACGTTCTCATCGTGGTCTGCGATTTCATCTGTAATTGGATACAAAATTTTTGAATCTAAAATTGAATACATTGTTATTATTAGACAGATTAATCAAACCGGACAACAACGCGTACATCGTGTCGTCTTACTGATTTGGTTGCTGACCTAGAAAGCTCGTGTCTCTTTCTACGAGCACCTTCATCTCCCTCCTTCGGTTGAATGGTGGTCGAGCATTCTTCCATATCCTTGTGTACCTCATCGTAGTGCTCTTCTAAGAAATCCAATACCTCATCTTGAATAGCCCACTCAAAGAAATTGAGCTGACCGACCGTGGTAGAAAATCCATTGAATTGAATTCGCTTCCATCGGCAGAATGGGTCGAACATCTTTTTGCTGTATGCCTTCAGATTGGATTTGTAAGTCAGATATACAATCACGTGACGATTGGATTTTGTCATATAAGAGACGTTATGCTTCTTCGCATAGTTGGTAACCAACCAATCCATCAATCGCAGACTGATGCGAGATTCTCCACTTAGAATCGGTCGTATTCTTTCAAAATTTCCATCCTTCGCATAAAAACTTTCAAGTCGGTGTAATACCCACTGTTCCTTGCTTTGTATTGTTGTTGTATCCATAGTTGTCATTGTATTATTCGGTTTAAATTGGGTTTTCGCAGAGTTGCCTTTTATAATATAATGGAAGATGCTTTGCGTCAATGGTTGATGGATAATCGGCCATATACACGCCTGAATACAAGGCTCAAACATTTTGCCCTGTTTTGTAAATCTCTTCAACCAGAACTGGGATACTGTACTATAATGCGAACTGTAAAACGAATGGCCTATAAATTATTAGACGGGGATTTAGGTAAGATTTGGATGAGAGACAGAAATGTTGAGCGTGTAATCCGTGAATATGGACAAAACGACCAACGTACATCTGCTTGGCACGCCAAACGAAGTGAAATGGTAACCGCATCAGAAATATATCAATTGTTTACTACTCCTGCTGCCCGTCTAGAAGTGATGCTCAGGAAATTGGAGACAACGAAGAACGGTTCGGGTGGGACATCCAACGCTCTCATCTGGGGTACACGATTTGAGCCGATTGCGAAACAGATTTATGAGGAACGGACTAATTGTAAGATAACAGATGTCTCCTGTGTTCAGCATCCGAAATACTCTTTTCTTGGCGCGTCACCGGACGGTATCATCTTTCCGTTGGATGATAATACCCCGCGTTATGGTCGTCTGGTAGAATTCAAGTGTCCTATTTCACGTGCTCCAAAAGATGAGATACCAATTGGCTATCAATATCAGATGCAATTGCAGATGGAATGTACCGGAATAGATGAATGTGAATACGTAGAGTTTCGGTTCAAACAGGTCTTCTACAGTGAGTGGTTGAAGTTTGATGGACGCAAAGGATTCTTCAGTGTATCACCAGAAGGTGTTGTAAAATATGATGAGATACAGGAATGTGAAGATGCTCAATGTATCTACTGGATACTGCAGGATATCAAAGAAGGGTTCGTGAAATACGACCCTGAATGGTTGCCGAAACATATTGACGCCGTTCAAGCCTTCTGGAATGAAGTGCTAGAACATCGCAAGAATGGAACATTGCCTAAAAAACCTGAATTGCCCTCACTTGATGTATGAGCGGTATTGGTTCACCTGCCAGATACTTGGAGTGCCTTGAACTGGTCCCATATCATACGGAGCAGGAGTCATATGATTGGTCGATTGTTCGTAGGACGAGTCTTCCTTTGAAATAGTCTTTGCTACCTGACGAGTGTCCAAGAATTCAGGTTGGAATTTTTCTTTCGAGAATGTCTGGAGGACAAACCAAAGGGCGACTAGGGCCAGTCCGAAAAGCAAGTAATGGTTCATTATTGAAAGACACGAAAAAACGAACCACTTACAATCTACGAGAAAGACAATACACAATGGAAGAGAAGGCTCTTGAAATAATTCAAATTATGCTATCCCGTCGTAGAAAGGGTTCCACGAAAGTAGAGCCTGTGACTATGAAAGATATTGAAAACTTAAATGCCTACAAGGTTGGAGATATGCTAGTTCTGTTTAGTCAAAAGAACAGTGTGATTGAAAAAGATGTTCAGAAGTTCATCGCTATTGCTGCGGACAATGATTTCACCAATGGACTGATTGTTGTCTCTCTTTCACCACCATCTGAGAATGTGCTCAAGTTTGTGAAATCTCAAGCAAAGAACCATCTTCAGTTCTTTCATATTCATCAGCTTCAATTCGATATTACAACTCATCGTCTTGCTATGCCCCACCGTATTCTCAACGAAGATGAGAAGGTAGAAGTCTTCAAGAAATTCAACATTATGAATCCTGAAGAACAGTTGCCTTGGATTGATTCCCAAGACCCAATGGTGAAGTGGATTGGTGCTATTCCAGGTGATGTCATCGAAATCGAACGTCACAGCGATAGTGTTGGAAAAAGTTTGTATTATCGCTACTGCGCAGAAGATGTAAATGTCGCATAAGAGTAATGGATGAACTGGAACAGAAATATGCAGAATTGCATAATCTCTATGAAGAGGAGATATCCAATGCCATAAATGATCCTGAGAAAGCGGATATGGCAAAAATAAAGAAACTCAATCTTCAACTGACGGATATTCTTCACCAAATGATTGAGGCTCT